TTTCCAACACCGGCTTGACCGCTATTATTCGCGCCGCCGCCAGAACCTAAGGCTCCATTACCAGAACCATTAGCCCCGCCAGCATCCCAATGACTGCTGCCGCCCTTACCGCTGGAAACTGCGCTGCCAGCGCCGCCAGTTTCATTGGTGGACCCTCCAGATGCCGCGCCGCCAGCGCCGTCAACTAACGTTGGGCTCCTTTTACCAGCGCCGCCGCCGCTTCCGGTCAAACTGAAGGTACCTGCATCAATAGTGAACGATGCACTGGATGCGCTACCTGCGGAGCCGTTCACCGCCGCAAGGGCGCTGCCTCCCTGCCCTGCCGCACCAACCGTTATGGTGATAGTATTGCCCCAGTCGCTATTCGCTATTGCTACTGTTCGGATTGCCGTTCCACCAGCACCGCCAGCCGTAGTGCCGCCTCCTGCGCTACCACCACCGCCGCCGCCCGTGACGTAAATCGTCAGGCTCGCGGCACCAATCGGAACCGTTCCGGTGTGCGATCCTGCGGTGTCGAAATCGTCGTTATGGGCCGTGAAGGCGGTGAACCCTAGCGCCCAAGACCCGGACGACTCCGCCCATATCTCGAGGATGTCCTTCCACACACCCCCGCCATTTTCGGCCGAGCCCGAGGCCATGGTCTTATTGGAGCCAGAGTACTCGGCACTTATTGTCACGGGGCGACTTTGATCCAGATCGCGCCTGTGGCCGGCGTGCCGCTGGGGTCAGATGTTGAAATAGTTATGTTGGTGTTAAGTGTGCCGCCGCTGAAGGTAAGGCCGCTGCCTACTGTGACGCCGGAAAAGCCGCCAGAGCCATTGCCGTACAGTATCGAGGAGCCGGATGTTGCAGGCGCATAGTCCACGCTGGACGTTGCCGCGCTGACAGTACCGCTGCCGTTGGCCTTCATAATGCCTGACACGGTGCCAGCACCGCCACGGGCAGAGGGGACCGTGCCGCTGGTCAGATTGGACGCAACCTTGGAGGCATCGGAGACCGTCTTCAGATCGCTGTCGATGTCATCCGCAAGCGTATTGAGCGTTGTGCCCCATGTGTCGGAACTGCCTCCGACAGTCGGCTTTGTCCAGCCGTAATTCGTGGTGTCTGCCATTAGACTTCCTTGAACATGATAACGTGAGCCGCGTCGTAGTCTGGCAGCCGCTTCATCCAGCGGCGCGGGACCAGGAACACAACCGAGGTGCAACCAATTTCCTTCGCCCGCCTCTCAAGCGTGGCGCGGAAATCGAAGATGTCGTATTTGACCTTCCCGCCAAGAAGCTCGACAGCCAAAACCCGCAAGCCCCCCATGAACTCAACGGCAGAGGTCACACAGCTTGCCGTCACTTCCGTGTCAGTGCTGTCGGCGGCTATCCAAATCGTGCAATCGCCAGTTAATGCCCGCGCCTTAACGCCTTCCTTCGTGAGCGTGCCGTAACTGTGCTTGCAGGCTTCGTCATAAACAGCATCCAGCCTAGGCCAGATCGCTTCGATGCTGGCAGGCGGAATAGCTACGAGCTTAATCAAGGGTTGCCGGTGTCCGTCTGGCCAACCCACGGCGAGCCTGACCAGCGATCCGCCTTGTCCGCCTTGTTCAGCGCGTTGATGATGCCGACAAACTTGGCATGGGCTCCGGCCATCTTGTCAGCGTCGAAGATGTAAGCCGCAAGCTCAATCAGTGCGCCCCACAGATATGCCCCCGGCGCGTTTTCCAGAATCCAGTTGGTATCATCGTCGGTGTCGAGGACAGCAGGGCGTGAATAGTACAGCATCCGGCCGGTGTAGGCGGCGTCTGGCGTCGGCCCCAGCAACAGTGATCCACCTTCAAGGGTGAACTCGCGCGGTATACCAGAATTGGTACGTTCATACCTGTCCCAGAACGTGTCCGGGGAGATCATCGTCAGCCGCCCGCCATTGTCGCCCGTCACAAACAGGCGCCGCATCTGCAAATAAGCCGTGGGAAGCGAAACGCTTTGGGCGTCGAATGTTGCTGCGGCGTCCACTTCCATCGCCCTGATACGCAGCGGGTCGGATTGGAACGGCGGCTCCTCGCTGCCGAAGAAAATGCGGGTTTCAGCGAGGGTGATAAACTCTGGAATGCGGTCCGTCAGGTCGGAGCGGTCAGAGAAGTTGGCAATCGCCGTCTTAAGGTCTGCGTAAGTCAGGATCGCCATTTATGCAGTTGCCTTTCCAGCTTCCCAATAGCCATACGGGACGCCGTTTGCATGGCTCAGAAGCGCGCTTTGCGGGGGGATGTAGACCTTGATCCCTCTGCCCCGCGCCAGACCAATGAGATATTCCAGATTTGGCCTTTGGTAGGCGTATTCGCTCTCACAGTGCAGATCGACGCCCCAGATGCCTATCCTGTCGCCCGGCTTTAATTCTAAGATTGCCTGCGCCATCATGTATGCGAGAGAGCTTTCCAGATATGGCGTGCCCTGCGTCGTCTTTCCGACAACATCGGTAATCGCGGCCATGTCCAACGCGACAGACGGCGGGATGTCATCGTGCCGTTCCAGCATGTAGACCGGAACCTTGGCCATCCGCAGCCCGGCAACATGAAAGTCTCCCTCCTTCTTCGAGCCCAGATACATGCGGAAGTTCTGGTGCGTCTCGAAGAGGCGGCTTGTAACGGGCACCGGGTCCCACGCGAGGGTCCATTTCTCCCAGCTAGTGTCATCCCAAGGCGCATCTGCCCGCGTAGACCAGCAGCGGCCAATGATGGCGACCTTTCTCATCGCGCCGCCAAGCGAAGCACTATCTCTGTCAATACGGCAAGCCGGGCGTCCAACTCGCACATGCGACGCGTGACAGATAACTCACTCGCTATCTCCATGAGGCGCGGCAATGCAGCGTCCGATAGGTATGCCGCCCTGTCCTCGGCGGTCATATCCGGCATAATCATGGCGTGATGTCTTCGCCCTTTGTGTCCATCTCCCGGTAAATATGCTGTTTCGCAGCCTGGGCGATGTCGGAATGCGACGTGAGATATTCCCAGTCCCCGACGTGCGCGCACCGCTTGGACAGATCGTGGTCGATCACGATGTCAAAGCCTGCATCCCGAGCCTTGCGGCAGAAAAATACGTCCTCCGTCTCGGTCTTCGCGTTGTCTGGGCCGCATTGCGTGAACTGGAATAGCGGCATGTCCAGCTTGTTCAGGACATCAATGCTTATAAGCATTAGCCCGAAGCCGCACGATGAGACGGCCTGCAAGCCCGTGTGCTGCTCCTGTGTGAAGCAGGGGCCAGTGTAGGTATCCGTATCGATATAGGCCGTAGGGCGGGCCTCTGGCTCCTTCTTGGCGTAATTGATCGCCACGATGGGCAGTTGATGATTGACCAGCCGGACAATCGCATCAGGCGGGGCCTTGATATCCGAATCCCAGAACAGAACGTGCGTCGCTTCAGCCTGGAACGCCCGACTGACAAGAATATGGCGGTTTTCGACCAGGTTGGAGCTGTAGACCATCTGCACGTCGATCTGCTTGGGCACGTCAGACTTTGCCTGAGCAAAGAACGCCATCGCCTGCGCCATGCTATGCGCGTACCCACGCTTGACGGTATCGCCATAGACCGGCGTGCAAACCATAACCCGCAGTTCGGGCTTATCGCCGTCTGCCATTTTCCCCTCAGTTGTCATTAAATCTGCTTGGAGCGCCCCATTCGGCCACCCCAGACACGGAAGGCCCAATAGTCTGGGTCGTTCAGAAACTGGTGCCACTTGTCGCGGTCGTTCAACCAGCCCTCACGGGCGGCTTTGTCGATGAAGATGGCCGGGATAGTGGCGACCTTGCGCCACTCTTTGCCAACCGGCGCTTCCCGCTCAGTCTTGACGTGATCAATGATGCTTTGGCAGTCCTGTTCCGCCGAAAACGCCAGCTTGTCAGGCTGCATAGGGTCAATGTGGACGTACTCATTGATGCCGTTGTAGCTATCAAAGAGGATTTTCTCGGTCGGCATTGAACCTCGCAGAAATATGGGGGCCAGCCGAAGCCAGCCCCCACCAGTTATGGCTTACGAAGAGATGTTGATGTCGGCAATGACGCCGATGCCGCCATAGTTGTTGACGCGCAGGGTATATTCCGTCGCCACGAACCCACGGAACGAGTCGCCGGTCTTGGCGAGCTCCTCCGAGAAAGCGGGGCGCAGATAGTCCACCGACACCATGTCGGGGTCCAGCAGCACGCACTCGCGTTCGCGCCCGAAGATGTTGGGCAAAATCTTGATGTCGCCGAAGTCGGACATATAAACGTCCGCAGCGCCCAAGATTTTGTTCTTGTCCACCATCTCGCGGCTGGACGAGCGGCCGGCAAAGGTCGAGATGACCTGCTTGTTGTGCGGGCCGACCATGATGTGCGAGATTTCCGCACCGGCAGTGTATGCCTGCGCCAACACACCTTTCAGCAACAACTCCGTCAGGGCGCGGGTCGTGGTAGCGTCGGTCGGGGCGCCGGTCGCGGAGTTCGGGGCGGTCGAGTTCTTGCCCTTGGTCCCGGTCGAGCCGGTGTTGCGGTTGGTGTTGGTGTTGTTGAAGGCGGCCAGACCGCGCAGCTTGCGGGCCGTACCGGTCGCACCAGCGGCGCCGCGCTGGTTGGAGCAAAGCACCGACTCAATGTCGCGCTTCAGTTCCGACAGCTTCTTGGCCTTCTGGTAGGCCTTTTCCGAGGAGCGGCCAGCCTTATCGACGGTTTCCTGGCTGCCCGTCACAACCCAATCTTTCGAGCTGATCTGACAGTAATTGTTCAGGCGCGTGGTCGCGGTGGAGGCTGAGCCATCGACCACGAAACCTTCAACCTGGGCATTGGTGGTGACGGCAGCGGCCAGGGAGTCGGTCTGCCATTCGTGCAGCTTGCCCTTGGCCTTGCCCTTGCCAGCAAGCATCTGGAAGGGGGTGCGGGTGGGCGAGATGTTGGTGATGACGTTGGAAAGGTCTTCACGATTGCCGATGGCCTGATAGGTGCCAAAGGCATTGGTCTGAACTGCCATGGTATTGGATGTCCTTGCGGTTAGGCCCCTGGGTGCATTTCCCGGTAGGCCAGGAGGGCGGCGAGATCATCGACGCGCCCGGTTTTCGATGCCCGCTCTTCCAACTCTTTCAGCTTGTCGGCTTTGCCAGTGGTAGGCTTGGCCGCGCCCGGCTTTTGTACCGGGGGGGCTTCCGCCGCCTTCTTCTTTGCCTGCTCAAGGGCTTTCGCATCAGCTTCGGCCTTCGCCTTGGCTGCGCTCTGGCCCTCCCTGTACAGCATCGACTCATGCAGCATGATGACGTCGGCGGCAGAGGCCCACTTGATCTGATCGTCCGTATAGCCAATGGATTTGGCAAAGGCGGTCATACGAGCGCCGAGGGCTGGACCTTTCTGGGGGTCCGCCATGTCGGGTATAGCTTTGTGAAGCTCTGCGGTCTGTGTCGCCAGCCACTCGTTACGGTAGGCGGC